GGCGTCCAGTCCAGATTCAAATACGACAGGTCCCCGTCGATAGCCAGCTCGTTCTTGTACTTGGCGATACTCTGCTCGCCACGTGCATAGAGGCGCAAGCGATTGAACTCCCGCCACTGGTTGTAAAACCGGCACTGGTTGCCATCCTTCTTGAACCACTCGTATTGAATGGCTTGACCGACCATCAGGCCGTACTCGTCACTGGCCTTCTCCGCGTCAGAAACGAACTGACTAGGAAAGCCCGCAGTCGAGATGTTGATTTTTACATCCTTCATTTAGCTGTTTAGCTCGCTCCTATAACCACGATTGTTATATCTCGGCAAGGTAATGCTTATTGAACTCTTCTTTTGCTCAGGCATATACAGGTGTTTTTGGTTCGCCATAACTGCCAATCCACTACTAATAGTAGCGTCAAAAGCAGTACGGTTGCTGATATCAAAACGCGCCCAGTCCTCTAGCGTACGCACGAAAGGCATGGTGCCCATCTCGCCAGCATCGCGGAAGGTGCCGTCCATATCTATACCCACGTGCTTTTCAATATAACTCTCGATAGCTGCGGCGTGGGCTTGCTTAACATCCTCGGAGCTGTTGGGGATGCCGCCTAGCTCGCGCTCGGTTTTACTCAACTTATTGTAATGCTTATCGGGGCGGTTCATACAGAAGCCGCGATACCCACGGTTCTTAAAGTGGTACAGCAAGCGGGGCTTGTTGTTCTCAATAAGGATGGGCATACCATAGAAGACGCACGCCATCAAGACCTCCTCGAAAAATATCTCAGCCGTCTGCGGCCTAGCGACATACTCCAAGAAGAACTCGTTGGTGGGCGCATCGTCCATATGGAACTTGGTCATTCCGTGAAGAGCACCGTTAGAACCACCGCCACCCACAGTACCACTAATGTCGTAGGAGTCACATCCAAAAGACCCAATGTGTTCATTGCCTGCGTACTTAGTTCCGCGCTTGTCTATCCACCTGTTTTGCATACCCTTAGGTGGAGTCCAAGACACATTGAATCGACCCCGCTTGTCGGGGCTAAAGATGACCCTGCTGTCTTTAATGCCGTTCTCCCAATGGAATGAACCGCGAGTGAGATAGTGTTCCTTAACAAGGCTGTCAGCATAGTCTATCTGCTGATAAATCTTGGTGAGGTTGAACAGGCTCTGCTTGCTCTCGTCACGGAAAGCGTGCGACTCGGTGCGGGGGAACTGGCGGTAGAACTCGTTGAGCGCATCGGGGTCGCTCTTCATACTCTCTACCTCCGCCTCCCAGTAGTCGATGGCGCCGCTCTTAATCTTCTCGCCGTCAACGCCCATAACGGGCTTCTCTTGCGTATGGAAGACGGGGTGGCCAAACTCATCGATGAAGCCTTCCATGTTGTACTCCATAGGAATAAACAGGCGGTACATCCCGCTCTTGGTTTGTCCGTTGGCGTTTCTGGAGGTGGCGTCAGAATCCTCGTACAGCTTCTTGAAGTTGGAGCCACCCTTAGCCAAGGCATTCGATGTAGACCCCATCAAGCACTTGCCGATAATCTTGCTACCCAAGCGCAGGCACGTCTTGGTTACCCTCCAGTTGTTGAGGATGTTGTTGGGCTTGACCCACTTTCCGCTCTCGTCATGGACCAGAAGGAGGAGCTTCTCTCCGTCGTAGGAGTTGTCGTCAGTATTCTTCCAGTCGATAGTCGTGTCGAGACCAAGGATGCCCTCGGCCTCCACATCGTACATATTCTTCTTGGTAATCTTAGAGGCAGGAACACGGAACGCCAGCTCCGTCTTCGGCTTGTCCATACCGTCTTGTATCGGCTTAAAGAAGAAAGGAAGGCGGTTGGCAATAGGAACAACCTTATCCGTAAACATCTTCTTCGCATCGGAACCCGTCTTAGAAAGTATACCCACCCGCGAATCCTTCGCGAGAGTACCAGTGTTGACACACTCCGAAGACCCCATGAAAGAAAATCCGGAACGACGAATCTTGAGATACACCATACCGAAGCTGCGGGAGTCAGCCTTGCATGCTTCCCAGAAGATATAGAATATTCTGTTGGCCTCCCGGAAGTCCGGGTAGCCCACGTCGATACTCGTCCACTGCAAATACATATAGTGGGCGCCAGTAACGTAGGTCGGCTTGCCGTTGTTCATGAACCAGTGCCCGTCCTCACGACGGTCGAACTCGCTCTCGATATAGTCCACCCAGTTGGCCTTAAACGCCTTGGGCATATCGTTCCACTGGAATATGCTTTGGATGCGCGAGAGGGCGTGGGGCAAGTCTTGCCGTACCCACCGGTTGGAACCATCAGGGATATCCTTGGGCGCAGGCGGAAGGGCGATATTCAGCCCGTTGATGTTTATGATGTCTCCAATCTGTCCCGTCTTGGAGATGACGACGACATCGTACTTCTCGTTGTATCCATAGAACCACGTCTTAGCGCGGTTCTTATTGGACACCACCGATTTAGATACCAGCCCCGAGACGCGGTGGTATAGCTTATCTGGACCGTCGTTCTGCAAACCCCATCTTGCTTTCGGTCTGGGTGGTGTCTAACCCCAACTCCTCTTCCTCCGCGTCTATGCGACTCAAAATCTCCAAGGCGTCGAAGATGGCCAGCTTCTTAGTAGCCGCCGCGTTCTTTAGCCTGTCCGCTGCAAGGTCGTCGTCTTCGCCGGGCTTGAGGATATCCTCCTGAGCTACCTTAATCAGTTGCTCAACAGCTATCCGCCCCGCTGCAATAATGCGCTCCTTTAGCTTCTTTGAATCTTGCATGTTATTTGGTGGTCAAACATTCGATACAGCTTCTCCCCGTCAACATTGAACTCGTACTCGCTTTCGGGACGAAACGTAACCGTGTCTCCAGACTCAATTCCTTGAGACACAAGATAATCATTTGGGTATCGCATTATACCCATCAAAGGCTCCTCACTTATTGGCTTGAAGATGGTTGAATCTTCTGGAGGTATGGGCTGTACAAAGCAGTACCTATCGTGGGGATGCCAGTCCCCATCGCTGCGCCACATATAGAACTGGTCGAAGTCTACTAAGAACAGGTCGTCTTTCAGAAAGCTGCGACCGCTGCGCTGCCGACCCTTCATGTCGTTGTAGTACTTGAATACGTTGTGGTGAACCAGTAGGGTATCGCCCACGGCAATAGGACCGTCATAACTCAACGGCAGTGCCACGACCTCGCCCTCTCGGTTTGCGAAGCGGTGGTCTTCCTCACTCGTGCTTACGATGAGGTCGCCCTTGGTGTTATTGTATCTGTGTCCCCGAACTACAAATTGATTGACCGCCCTCAAAAGTTTATATTGTATTCTAGTGAAGTAGGCATCGCCACAAACTCCTTCCAGAGAACGACGATATCTCCTTTCTCGATGTAGATGAGGATGCTCCCCGTCTCATCATTGTATTTAATTAAATGTACGTAATGGGAGTTGCCGAGAACGGACTGCCCCACCACGTAGCACATAGAGTCCTTATAGTTAGGACCGATGCAAACCTTGCGAATGTCTCTCACAGCGTGACAATACGGTACATTACCTGCATGAAGCAGTTGCTGTTCCCGTTTGTGGTAGCAGGAGGATTGTCCGTATAGATGGCAAGAGCCGTATTCTCTGACAGCCTAGCGTTGTCTACGGTCTGCTGGTTGAGACAAAAATATCCCGGTCCGTTAGCATTAATGGACCCTGCGTTGAGCGTAAACTGCCCCTCTTCAGAAACACCGGTGTAGGTGCCCAACTTAATGGGGTCGGGAAAGTCATACTGAACGCTATTGAAGTCCAACCGCAATGCCGCAGAGATGACCTGAACACTCCTCAACAATCCCGGAGCCGCAACAATCTGTACGGGGGTGGTGTCGAGCGTTAGCATTTGGGCCGGAGTCAAAGCCACCTGAACCTTGAACACAAGGTCCTCCCAACTAGGGCTAAGACCTCCGTTAGATACCAGTGTCTGGCCCTGATTACCGTTGCTACCTCCTGTAGTAAGCGTTCCGGAAGACAAAATAATCCCGCCCGAAGACTGGATGATATTGCCCGCAATCAGAGAGGTGGACGTAATTGTAGGAGACGTAAGCGTAGTGGACGTAATGTCACCGGTAAGGTTAATGTCCTCCGTAGCCGTATCGCCCGAAGACAATACCGCCTGAAGGTCGGGGATAGTACCACCACCCTGAGCCAAGTCAACAATGCCCTGAACAGTAAACTGCTTAGTGGCGTCATTGGATTCAGAGTCGGTTCCAATTCCAATCTTAGCCATTACTTCTTGCGGCGGTCACCGGTGATGGCCGTAATGAGGATATCGAGATAACCAAATACAGCGTTATCAGCCTCGGTGGGGGTGAGATTCACGATAATCTTAATGAACGCCATCAAGCCAATCGTGAGGGCAATCCAGTTTTCTACGATAAAATCAATCATAGAACCAAGGTACACAATTCAGTACAACCAAGCCGCGTTGCCCTCCTTAGTCGGGTCGCAGTCCACATGGATGAAGCTCTGCCCTATGCCCACACGAGTGAACCCGGCGGCTAAGAGCCCTTTCAAAATAAGGAACCTGCGGTTGGAACTATCGGCACGCACGTCACTAGCCCAGCCCGTAAGATGGCTACTTCCCGGGACTCCCCCAACCTCAGCATTATGCTCAGGGCTGCGAAACCCGGAGTTGATGACATAGGGTACCCCGCTAAGGCCACGGGCCAAATCCAACTTGTCGAGGAACTCCTGCTGCATCTCATAGCCTGAGCCGGGCAGGTCCGGAGAGTCGAACTCCTCGTAGGTGAAGTACTTCATTTGATGCCTTGTTGTGCGAGGAGCAGCTTGAGCTCGTCGACAGAAACGACCAGCTTCTCCAACATGCTCATGACCTGTAGCTCCTGCTTCTCCAACATGGCGATGCGCCCTTTCAGCTTTCCGATTTCGGTTTGGAGCTTGAAGTATACTCCAATAAGCGCCCCCGCGAGGGTGAGGATTTCGAATAGGGTGATGGTGCTGGACATGTCGCCTCGTATACTGGACTCTCCCAGTATATCCAGTACTGGTCGTGGTCGTTCTTCTTGTCGTAAATATAATTCAGCAACATTTTATGAGGCCAAAGAAATGGCACTACTCATGACTCACGATTGATTGTATCGTCA